CATCAACGACAACTGCAACAGCGTCAGAAGCAACGGTACCGGAAGTCCAGTTCTGATCGAACAACTTGTACTTCAGAGTCGGATCGGTGTAGCTGCAGCCAACAAAGATACCAACCGGAGCAGCAGCAAAAGCTACCTTAGCACCAGAAGAGGTATCGACGCGGGTGATAACACCATCGCTGCTAACAGTGACAAGATCACCAAAACCGATGTTCTGAGCATAACCAGAAGCAATCGGAATGGAGCGAGTCGCACCAGAATAAACGCGCCCACCCAGAAGGTTTACCGGCAGAAAGCCGGTGGGGCCGGGATTAAAAACACTAGCCATATTTAACTCCTAAAAGTTTTTAACGCGGCCCCTACCACTTAGGAACCGCTACCGAAAGAAACTCGCGTCTTGTTCTCTTTGAATAGAGGCATACGCGGGTCGTTTTCACGCATAAAGTTTTGATCTACTGCCTGCGTCTGCGCCTGAGTCTGGCCTTCATAGTAGGCTTTACGAGCTTTAGCGTTTTCAACAGTAGACTTACATAGGACAAGACCACCGATTTCAATAAGCCCTTGAGGCTTCAGACCAAAGGCCGCAAAGTCAGACAGCATTTCGGGATGATCCTCGGCTTTGCAGGGTTCCCATCCTTCGCGTCTAGCTTTAGCCATATTGGCTGGATCAGCAGTGCCCATCATAGAGACGCGCTTCCAATGAAACACATATCCATCCTGAGGAGCAGGAGTGGGCAGGTCATGAGCAGGTCGCCACGATACCGGGCGTGCTTCTTTTTCCCGTGTTTCATTCGATCTTGGGGTTCTGTCTATTACATTAGCCATTTGCGCGTTTCTCCAGTTTAGCGGCGTGCTTAGCATAATCTTCCAAGCTAACACCGAGTCTTTTTGCAAGTGCTACCTGAGTAGCAGTGAGCGTCACTTTTTTAGTTGAGGTACTCCTACCGGCAGGGGCTACGGGTGACGACTTCTTAGCCTTACCGAAATACTCTGGATATACCTCTCGCATGCGTTTGTCGATGGCAGCATAGTAATCGTCTGACTGCGTATCAACACCCGAATTTACCAATTTGGAATGGAGACCATAAGCAAGAGAGGTCATCTCTGTGTCTTCCCCAAACCAAGGATTCCTTGCTGCCCATTCTTCAGCTTTTACATCTACAGGTGGAGAGCTAGGCTGTATCTGAGCAGGTTGTGGTTGACTATATACAGGTGTTTGTTGCTGTTGTAAAGCACTTTGTTGCGGTTCTGGAATAGGCGGCGTAAAGCTAGACAACTTATCTCTTTGCAAGCTAGCTTGCTGCAGTTCTTTCTGCGCTGCTAGTACCCCTTCTGTATCACCAGACTCATACGCCTTACGGTACTTATCCTCTGCCAGCTTCTCAGCGTATTCGATTTTGGCAGTCACTTCGTTGAGGTACTCTTTTTGACCCCAAGTAAGCGTCTCCTTCAACCGTTCGTTTTCTGCCAGAATAGACTGAGCAAGAGCAATAGCTTCCTGATTCTGACGAGCAAGCGCCTCTTTAGCCCTACGTTCATCATGATATCGGTGGCTTAGCTGATTGATGCGCTTCTTAACGCCTGCAGAAATGGTGTCAAGCTCTTCTTCCTGCTGCTCGTTTACACTTTCTTCTGGAGGAAGGGGCTTTCGTCCTCGGTCTTCTTCAGGAGTATCGTCAATAATTTCAATTTCAGGGGTTTCGTCATCCCCACCTACTTCAATATCCAAACCTTGTTCCAAATTACTCATGTTTTACTCCTAATATGCACGGTTGATTCCTGATGGGTCTTTGATAGTGCCCAAGATCATGTCATCGTTAATGATCGTGAACTCTTCCCCATCGACACTGAAGCGTGAACCGCGATACGCTCCAATCAACACAAAGTCATGGACTTTGCACCAAGGACCAGAAGGAAACTTATCCTTGTCGTAGTACGCCAAATTTCCCATCTTCAGCACCAGTCCGAGAACGGACCCTGCTTCCTCTTTGCGTAGAAAGTCAGTAGGTTTGATGATGCCTCCCGCTGTGACCTCTTCGATTTTTGGCTTAATAACCAGCATCTGATAGCCCACAGGATCAGGGAGTTTGTCACCCAATTCCTCTGCCTTTTTCAATGTAGCAGCTACATCTACGTTCGCATGAAAGCTCATGTTTTCCTCTATTAGCAGGCCGTTAAAATGGAAGCTAGAGTGGCCTGATTCCCCTAGCTTCCGTGAATTTTAGTCTTCGATGTACCTCTTCTGGGCCTCTTCTACAGCATCCAATGCCGCCTGAAGACCTGTAATTACACCTGTCAAGTACTTGTACTCATCCCAAGAGGGGACTGCGCCCTTAGCCAAAGCATCCTTACGTGGTGTGATAGCTTCTTTCAACTTTTTGCTAAGCAGTTCTAGCTCTGTCATTTATTTGGCCCTTTTTGCATTGCATTGAACGCCCTATCCTTGTCTTTCTCAGCGCTTGCGTGCGCTCTATCCTCTTGCTTAGCCATACCTCCTTGTACGCGCTCGTCCTCCTTGAAGATGTATTCCTTAGCGGCGTTAAAGCCCAATCTCACACCATCTGCGCCATCTTTTTGCTGCTGTATCTGCAGTTTTGTCTGGTTGTCCAGCATGGCGATGTCCTTCTGCGACTGAATTTTGGCCATTTCAATCTGTACTTTGGCCTGCAATTCCTGCTCTTTAAGCTGCAATTCCTTCATTTGTTGCTGCACAATCGGGTCTTGTGCGGCTTGTTGCGCCTGCTGAGCCTGAGCTTCCAACTGAGACTGCTGTTGTACCTGAAGTGCCGCCTGAGCCAAGAGTCCTGCCACCTGTGCTTCCATTTCTGGAGACATTTTTTCGTCTGGAGGAGGCAGAGGAACACCCAACTGTGCTTCGATGTGCTTTCTATAGGCAAACCCAAGATGCTCCGCTAAATGAGCCTGTGCCGCCTGCATAATTGCCTGCGCTTGGGGGTTTTGACCCATAATTTGTGCTACTTTGGGGTCTTGCATAAAGGACTGATGCACCTGAATATGCGCTTCATGGTCCTGTTCATAGAATGCTTTCAGAGGCTTCATCTTGATTGCATTCATGTTCTCCGTTACAGGGTCTGTCGGAGTTAGGTCTTCTTCTGTTTCTACGATCTTGTCCGCGTCCTTGACACCCATAACCTCCAGCATCTGCCTGTGTAGCATGGAGAGGTTATAAATCTGAGGAGCCTGCTGCGCCAACTGAATCGCCGCTTGATATTGCAGGATTCTCTGCGCCATCGTTGTGGCATTTGGATCAGAGACAGGGATGATGTCGGTCATCTCATAGTCAGACTTTTTAGCACTTGGCTCTGACTTGTTGTCTGGGACGTATGTGTAGTCTGGTGCCGTGTAGTCTCGAATAATCGCAGCGATTAACTTGAACTCCTGAGACATGGACGAGTGGACACGCGCCTGTACTGCACTCATGACCTTCATCGTGCGCTCAAGAATAGCCAGTGTGGTGCCTACCGGAGCCTCTCCATTCATGGAGTCAAACTTCACATCAGCTACCGCCGCCAGCCTACGGCCTTCATCGACTACGTTCTGGAGAAGCTGGAACAACGTAGCACTTGGCTCTTTATAAGGCAGAGGCATGATATTGTCTCTGACAGTGCCACTCGCTACGTCTACATCTCTCCATTCACCCGGCATGATGGGAGTGTCATCTCCCTTGATCCTCATACCATTAGTCTTGAGTCCACCGGGGAGATTAGACAGCGTGCCTGCATCAACAAGCTGTCGTACTATACTTGTGGCACTTTTGGCGAAGCCTCCGATGAGGTGTATCAGGCCATACCCATAGGCTCCGAACCCCGGTATATAGGTGTACTGCACGATGTGCTGTCTTGGAGTCTTGAAGTCATCGTACTCATCCCAGTTTCTTCTGATAGCGAGCACAGCACCAGAGGCTTTCTCCAGAGTTACGACATAAGGAAGTGCGATACCCGTAGGCTCACCGTCCTCACCCGTGTCTTCAAAGCCAGCCAAGTCAAGCTCAACTTGCATCTCAAGAATGCGGAAACGATCATCATACGAAGAAGAAAACCCAGAATCGTCGTCTTTTCTCTGCTGTATGTCATCTATCTGCTTCGTTGGCTCGCCTAGGTCAATGTCTCTGTAGAACCCTGCATACTGCAGTTTCTTTACCTCGTTCTTGGTTTTACGCATTGAATGAGTAATGCGCTCTGCCGTCGCTGCACTGGAGGCACCATACGGTATATAGATGTCTTCGGCGGGGATGAACACCGATGTCTGGCGATTCAGCGTCGGGTCAAAATACACTTTCTTGAACGCAGCACCGGCTAACGCTAGGCTCCACAGCATCTTTTCATGCTCTGGACGAAACTCTGGCATTTTCTCTGTAAGTTGGTAGTTCATA